GGTAAAAGATGTTGAGTTTTCTCAAACAGCTTTAACTTCAAACTTTATTGATAGATATAATAAGATACATTCAGGTGGAAATAATATGTCATCTTATGCAGCTAAGCAAAATGCAAGTGCGTATGATGTGGCTCGTAAAGAATTGTTTAGGTATTACGAATTAATGGACGCAGATCCAATTATATCATCAGCATTAGACATCTATTGTGATGAATCTACAGTTGATAATATTGAAAACAGAATATTAAAAATTAAAACAGATAATCCAAAAGTCCATAAAATTTTACATAACTTATTTTATGATATAATGAATATTGAATTTAATCTATGGAGTTATATTCGTAATATGACTAAATATGGTGATTTTTATTTACATTTGGATATATTAGATAAACACGGAGTTGTAAATGTAAAACCTCTTTCAGTATATGAGGTAAATAGAATGGAAGGACATGACCCAAGTAATCCAAAACTTGTTCAATTTCAATTGGAAGAATATAATGAAACAGTAAGAGCTTCTAAAGCTGGACAATTATATGAGAACTATGAAATTGCTCATTTCAGAAATTTAGCAGACACAAATTACCTACCTTATGGTAAATCAATGTTAGAAGGTGCTAGAAGAGTATTTAAACAATTAACTCTTATGGAAGACGCTATGTTAATTCATAGAATGATGAGGGCACCAGAAAAAAGAGTATTTAAAGTAGACATTGGAAACATACCTCCAAATGAGGTTGATAACTTTATGCAACAAATCATTGGTAAGATGAAAAAAACACCTGTAATGGATGCAAACGGTGATTATAATTTAAAATATAATATGGAATCAGTTACGGAAGATTATTACTTACCTGTTCGTGGTGGTGATAGTGGAACAAATATTGATACTTTACCAGCTTTATCAAATGAAGGTGCTATTGATGATGTTGAATATCTAAAAAACAAAATGATGGCAGCTCTTAAAGTCCCTAAAGCATTTCTTGGGTATGATGAGAATGTTGGAAGTAAAGCTACATTAGCTGCTGAAGATGTAAGATTTGCAAGAACAATAGAAAGACTACAGAAAATTGTATGTGCTGAACTTGAAAAAATAGCTATCGTTCATTTATATACACAAGGATTTGATGATGCGGAGTTGATTAATTTTGAATTAGAATTAACCAATCCATCAATGATACATCAACAAGAAAAATTAGAGTTATTAACACAGAAAAAAGATATTGCTAATGACTTGATTGAAAACAAATTATTTTCAAGACAATGGATATATGATAATATCTTTGAATTAAACGACCAAGAAAAAATTGATGTCTTTGAGGGTGTTATTGAAGATAGAAAACAAGTATTCAGATTTGAACAAATTGAAACAGAAGGTAATGACCCTGTTGAAAGTGGTGAAAAAGCTGGTGACGATGATGATTTTGAAATGGCTAGACGAGGTGAACATGGTGGGGATAGACGAAGTGGAACTGGTAAGAAAGAATTTGGTAATGAATACTCAGCCAAAGACATAAAAGATGCAACAAAGTACGAAAGAGAACGATATGGTAAACGAGAGTTTAAAGGTGGTTCTCCATTGGCTACATCAAAAGGTGCTACAATTGTTGCAAGAGAAGGACTACTAAATCAGTTAAAAGATAAGTTTGGTAAAGATTTAGATAAGTCTATGTTAAATGAAGAAATTATTTTAGATGAAGAAGAATAAAATTGGGTTATTTAGTAAAAACATTATATTTATATATGAATAATTACATAAATAGTATCCAAAACAAATGGAGACTCGACAATGCGTAAAGTTAAGCATAATAAAATCCGTAATACGGGTTTATTGTTTGAATTTTTACTTAGGCAGATTACATCTGATGTGTTAAATAAAGACAATGGACCAGCGGTAAAAATCGTTAAAGAGAAATTTAACGAAAATACGGAGCTAGGAAAAGAATTAGCTCTATATAACATACTAATTACAAAGAAATTTAAGTCGGATAGTAAAGCTGATTACTTCATTAATGAAGTTATGAAAGCTAGAGATGATTTAAACAATTCTACACTTAGAAGAGAGAGATATAATTTAATTAAGGAGATTCAATCTAATTACAATCTTCAAAAATTTATGTCTTCTAAAGTTCCAAATTACAAAACTTACGCATCTATTTATACACTATTTGAATATAATAAATCTTTATCACCAGACCAAAAAACAGAATCATTTTTTAATATTGTTGAGCATGTAACAACTAATGATAATTCAATTAAGTTATCTGAAACAGTTACTAAACTTCCTGATGATGAAGATTTAAGAATTTTAACTTATAGAACTTTATTAGAAAAATTCAATCAAAAATATACAAAATTAAGTGCAGCTCAAAAGAACTTACTTAGAGAGTATATTAACAATATATCTAATACAAATTCATTAAAAGATACTTTAAAAGAAATTATAAAAGGTTTAAAGGAAGATTTACAAACACACTCTAAAAATCTTAAAGACAAAGTTGTAAAAATCAAAATGAATGAAGCAATAAAATCAATTGACAAATTTTGTGGAATTGAAGATAAATCAGATGTTGTTAAAGATGAATATGTTATTCAGACAATGAGATACTTAGAACTTGTAAAGGAAGTGAAAAAAAGTGGAAATAAAAAACAGAAAGTTATTTAAAGAGTTAATTAAGAAATTAACACTTGAACTTTTAGACGATGAAGGTTTAGAAGAAATGACTGCTACTGGAAATGTAGCTGGATATTCCACACCAAAAGCTTTTGGTAAGACTAGTAAGAAGAAAAAAAAGAATTTAGAAAAACAAACTGGATATAAGTTTGTAAGTGAATCTGTTGATGAAAAAGATTTAAAAGTAATAGCAAAATTAATAAGAAATGTCGTTGGTGATATATTGAGAGATATATGGTTGAAACGAAATGCTTGGAAATAGGAGATAATAAATGGCTGAAGTAACATTAACATCAGGATATGGAACAGGCTTAACTAATAAACAAAAACTTAGTAGATCTTGGGTATTAAAACCAACTGTTTATAGTGTTGAAAATGTAGTTGCTGGTAATGGTAGTGGAAATGCCACAGCTTTATCCACAACAACCACAGTATCTCTTATAGTAACAAAAGCTAGTGCAACACATGTATCATTAGCTGATGGGATTGAAGGACAATTAAAAATAATTATACATAAAACAAGAGGTGGTAGTAATGACTTAGTAATAACTCCAGCTAATTTTGGTGCTGGTGATACCTTAACTTCAAACTTAGCAGCTAGAGCTGTTCAATTATTATTTGATGGTGCTAATTGGCAAGTAGTTGCTGGTGAAATAACAGGTACAGCAGAAATGGTGATAGCATAATGGCTACAAAACAAACATTAACATCAGGATATGGAACTGGTTTAACACCTAAACAGAAAAAAGCTTTAGGGTTTGTATTAGACCCAAGTATTTCCGACTCACGAGATAGTGGTGGTGGTGTAGGTGATGATATAGAGACTGTTTATGGAGGTGCTGATGCAAATAATGCTACAGCTTTATCTTTAGATGTTACAACATCATTGGTTGTTACTGCTAGTAGTCAAACACATGTATCATTAGCAGATGGAGTATTAGGACAAGTAAAAAGAATAATACATCTTACCAGAGTTGGTGAGGAGGATTTAGTTATCACACCAGTTAATTTTGCAGCTGGTACAAACATAACATCAGATACACAAAAAAGAAGTGTAACTTTAATGTTTGATGGTGATAATTGGCAAGTAATAACAGGTGAAATAACAGGAACAGCAGAATTTGTAATAGCATAGGAGACAATGATGTCAAAACAAGTAATAGTAGATTATATACCATTTGAGGTTTCACCTCAACAAATAAATGAGTCAATGAAAGATAATAATGGAAGACTTGTTGTTAAAGGTGTATTACAGAGAGCAGAAGCTAAAAATCAAAATGGTAGAGTGTACCCAAAAGATACTCTTGTAAGAGAAGCTAAAAAATATGCTGAGATTCAAATTGCTGAACGAAGAGCATTAGGTGAACTTGACCATCCAGATTCATCAGTTGTTAACTTAAACAATGTATCACATAATATACTTGAAATGCATTGGAAAGGTGATGATTTAGAAGGAACTGTTGAGGTTCTTGGAACACCTGCTGGAAACATATTAAAAGAATTATTTAAAAGTGGTATTAAATTAGGTATCTCATCTCGTGGGTTAGGTTCAGTTAAAGAAATGCATGAGGCTGATGGTGAAGATTCAGTTGAAGTTCAACCTGATTTTGAACTTATTGCTTTTGATTTTGTATCAAATCCATCTACACACGGAGCTTTCTTATCACCAACAAATGAAGGTAAATTAAATGAAGGTGTTGGGACAAGAGATGGTGTTTGTTGTCACGATTGTAAAATTGAAAACATAATTAACGATATATTCAGAGGAGAATAAGATGGATTATAAATCTTTAATGGGATATGATGATAAGAAGAAAAAAGAATCAAAACCTAAACAGAATAAAGTATTGGAATCTATCAAAGACGAGTTTAATTTAAACGAAGGTCCTTCCTACGAATATAAAAAATATGCTAAAAACATAGACAAATCATTAATAGGATTACAAAAGTCTTATTTAGATTTCTATGAATTATTAAGAAAAAAAGGATTAGATGATGTTGCTTCAGACTTTCTTGATAATTACAAAAAAAATGTAGTTGATTTTACCAAAAAATATAAAAAAGATTTTAGAAAATTAATGTAATGCCTTTCAAATCCGAGAAACAACGGAAATGGATGTGGGTAAATGATCCAGAAATGGCCAAAAAATGGGAAAAAAAAGAGAAAAAAATGAAACGAGTTAGAGAATTGATTAAGAAAATGGTTCGTGAAGAATTGGCTGAATTAGATGAAGCTGCTAAAAGAGATTATAAAGCAGAATACAAGAAATTTCAATCATCTACTAAATCTAAAAAATATAGAGCTGAATTAAATGCTTACAATAGGAAAAAAGGAACATATGGAAATGGTGATGGTAAAGATGCATCACATAAAGGTGGAAAGATTGCAGGATTTGAAAAAGAATCAGTAAATAGAGGAAGAAGAGAAAAGAGTAGATTGAAGAAAGAAGAAAAACTTAATGAATTTAACAAATCACATTTCCTTAATCTAATTAAACAACAAATAGAAAGTCTTAAAGGAAGAATTACATATTGTAAAGATAGAGTAAGAGATAAAGATTTAGAAAATTGGGAAAGAAAAGAATACGCAGCAGTTTTAAAAGATAATATAAAAGATTTAAAAGATACTGAAAAACATTATAAAAGAGTTGAAAAACTTAGTGAAGGAAAACTTTCAGAAAAACAATCAGCTGCAGTTCAAAGAATGGCTAAACAAGGTATGTGGGTAGTGACGGATG